TTAGGTACTTTTTGCATACTCACCGATTGTTTTATGAATTGTATTCCAAACAAACTCTTTATTTTCTTTTAAAAGCTCAATCAACATATTAATACTAATTGCACAGAAATTTCTTTTAGTTAAAAAATCTTCTTGAGAAGGATGTATAAATTTATTAGGACGACTGTCAAAATCCCTACCAATTGGCCCATTAAAAATAAATAACCCTTTATGGGGTGTTGGATGTCTGGTTATAGCACCACTCCATACAAATTGGTTACCAGCACACATACCATCTTTTCTAGCGCTTTCTTCACCAGATAAATTAAACACCCAATCATCTAATTGTCTTAGGTCACTGAGCTTTGGTGAAATATTTTTAGAAGATTTAACTTCAATTGCTACTCTATCTTTAATAGCAAAACTATCATCGGGGTTAATAGTAAAATCCTCGTATCCATTTCTACCATCAATAATATTAAAACCTGCATTATAAAAAAGCTCTTTAATCCTTAACTCGAGAGGAAAACCTGATAAATCTTTATCATCACCTAATGAGATTTTTCCAGTTGTGTGTAGCTTATCTAATTGTTGATTACAGAAAATTTCAGCTTCATAAATATTAGATATATCAGCTTCTTTTAAAATAGCTAAAAACTTATCATTCAAATTCATTTAAGTACCTAACAATTTAATAGTGCGCTCGTCGTGCATATTTTTGCCGACTTAACGCTCATTTATTTACTTTATATAGTTTTAACAAATTACCTAAGATATTACTATCACTGAGTTTTCTAAAATCTTGAAGTAAAGTTAAATAAAACAATATACGCGTGCCGTTCATTTTCATGAATATATGCGCAAAGAGTAGTTTGACCAATCAACTAACTTTTATATTTACCGACCTGAATGACCGCTCATAGCAGACCTTATTAACTGTACGATTTGATCGAATCCATAATTTAAAAATGTCAGATTAGATATGAGCTACTGAAAATTAAAACTTATGTTTAAATGCTGTTTTTTCAATCTACTTCATCAGTTAATCGTGTTGATTAAAAGTGCTTTGAAGGGCTCTTAAGATCAAGCCGTTCTCGTTAGGGATATACCTGCAAGGGCACCCACACCCAGACCATCAAGAGACTCAAGAGTTGCATTAATTTTACCGTCATCACCCACAGTAACGCTTTCAGTGGCAATAGGAACTACACCATCAGACACAGCGGTATTTGAAAGTGAAATTACAACGCCATTTGCAGTCACTTTTGATGATGCAGACGACACATTGTAGGCTGCTGTAATTGAAAGATCGTAAACTGAATTTTCCGGCAAGCCTGTAATAACGATACTCATAACCTCGCCAGCCCTCACATATTGATTGCTCTTAAGTAAGTAGTGGTTTTCTAATGATACTGAGCTATTACCAGGGTTTCCTTGGCCAGTGGTCTGTCTACTATTTTCACCACCGGTTATTAAATAACTACGACCTCCAATTAATGAACCATCAGATTTTTTAATCGTTGTTTCTCTTAAACTACCCGCTGCAACTAAGTTTATTCTTGTATCTTTTTGGATTCCGTCTTGATCGGCAATACCATTACTGTACGTTCTAGCAAAATCAAATATACATGTTTCACCAGCAAGCAAGTTAACGGCTAAAGTGTAATCGTACAGATTTTCCATAGGCACAATTGATATTGAATTAATGGATGCCTTATAAGCCCTGTGTGCAAAGTAGTTTCTATATAATTCAGATGTATTGATTACTGGGTGAATTGAATCAGTATCAGAACCAAGCCAATATCTAAAGTAATTTCTAGTATGCGCAAAAAAATCAAAATAACAGCGGTCATTTGCATACCAGTTTGGTGAGTGCTTTTTGCATAGCGCTTCAACAACATCATACTGCCAAGCTACCGATTGATCATACACAGGAGCGTTACCGTCCATAATATCAAAACCCTGAGAACCCCTTACATTTATGTTTCTCCAGTCATTTTAAGGCTGGCTTGCTATAGCATAGTCAGCATTTAGTGTTGAAGCTTTTATTGCATTTACAAGAATTTCAGTCCATTGCTCGCATTCTGCTTTTTGAACATCATAATCAACGCCATTACTACAAATCATTTTCCAATCATTTGTTCGCAGCACGTCAATAAAGAGAACTCTTTTGCCTGCAAGCAGTGTTTCATAATCAGATAAAAGTAATGATGAGGTAGTGGGTGGCACTTGGCCTAAAAACTTTTCTGTGAATGTCTTTGTTGTATGTCCAGACAAGCCAGTGCCATAAACTTCAACTTCTGAGCTAAAACCTGACTCAATAAAACTTTGCTTTAATAATTCTTCTCTATTTTCTACAGATTGATTTGTGATTGAATCACCAATGAGTACATAAACATCAAAAGCCTGCATAGGTATGAGTGCCTGTACTCTTGACATTAACGAATTAAAGTCTGTTTCCATTTGCAGCATTGTTTTAATGGTTACTTTCGACCCATCTACATTATTAAATGCAACTCTACCAAGTTTAGTCTGCCAATCTTGCATAGCTTGAGTGTTGTCGTTGACTAAAGTGTTTGCATTTTTAAGCGCCTGCACAGTGCTTTTAAAATTTACCGTAGTAGGTAGCACAATCGCAGGCTGGGTTATTTGGTCGCTGTGTTTCCAAACTTTAACCAACTCAATAATATGATTGCTGTTTGCGTCTAAAAAAGTACGGTTTATTTCGGCCAGCGGGTAGTTAGCTATTTGAATAAAATCACCTTGGCTTACGCTTTCAGGGCTTTCATTGCTATTAACAGTAACGAGCTTTGAGCCGTTATTTATGCTTACTTGATTGGCGGTATAGGTTGCCATGGTTAATCCTCTTGAGAAATAATAGATAGCTTTTGCGTTGGACGCCATGACCCTGAGATATTGGCGCCTGTTCTGCTGGTTATTACAAGCTTATAAGTTCGGTTCGTGGTTGTTCTTTTACCATCTGTATAGGTAAATGAGCCTGAGCAAGATTGATTTAGTAGCCAAAAATAACGGCGGGTTTCCATATCATACTCATTACGTATAATACTCCCCGAGCCATTATATGTTTGTGTTTGCCTTGCGTACCATGTACTGCCAATCAATTCTAATAGTTGAATGGTGTAAGCTGGGTCTGAGGGCTTACCCGCTGGCCCCGAACTTGAACCCGACGCACTAGAATCAAACTGCAACGAACATACGATATTGATAACACCACCATTTGAACCAAAAGGACCAATGGTGACGTTAGCGTCTGCGGCTAAGCTTGTTGTAGTTAATGCTGTTGTGTAAGTTCCGGCAGTAATTGACCCACCAAAGTACGAGTTACCCGCTGTGTCTTTCCACTCTGTTGCATTTGCCTTTGTTAATGCACCAAGGTTAGGAACCCCGTTACTTAATATTTTGGGGCCATACCAGTACCACAAATTGTTTGGGCCAAAGCCTGGTGCATATTCAACTTTCATAAACGAACCGCCGATCAAATCAATACGCGGCGATTCGATACGGGTACCCGCACGTAATACGTTACCGTCCAAGGTATCCTCAATTAAGGCGCTGCCATGGATGTGTAGCGCATATGATTGCCACGTTGAACCGGTATAGCGCTTAGTGGTTTGTACTTTAGGATCGCTTGCCTTAAATATTGTCACGACATCACCCGTTACCGGTACACCATTAGGAACAACATTATTAGCGGTGGTGTTAGACCAACCACCCGTTGCGGTACCAATATCATAACGCCCTGCGCCTCGGGTGCCAGGGTCGGTGGTTGTAAGGGTGCCCAGTAAGCTAAATACTGAGGGCTCGCCACCGTCCATTACCTCTAAACGTGGGCGCGCAAATTTAGCCGTGTGGCTTTGATTCGTTACGTAATAACGATAAGCACGGTGAGTTTGCACATTGCGATTAGCGATACTTTTAAAATCGGTACCTACCAATACACGTTTACCCGTTGCTGGGTCATATACCCCTGACAAACCCGAGATAGTGCCACTGTTTTTTTTAGATGAATGCAATACGCCAACAACTAAATACCACTTATTTATCTGGGGTAAATCACCCGACCAAAAATAAGGGTTGGTATTTGTAACTCCTGATAATGTTAAGCAATCATCGCAACCTAAATACAAGCTATTAGCAATGCCAATTTCTTGTTTCATCCATACTGAAAAGCGATAGGTTTTTTCATGGTTAATTGGAATATTATTCATATTCCAACCACCATCTGAGCTATTATTACCCGCTTGTGCATACCATATTGATTCGACGGTACCTAATGGGCCTGTATCTGCAATAATGGTATTTTCATTATTCGACCCATTTTGAATAAATGGGCCTTGTGAACCACGGCGACCAATTACCCATTCCTCTGAGTGGTCAGCAAGGTTAATGCTGCCTGAGTCTTTACCATCCTGCGCTTTTATATCTTCAAGGCTTTCAACTGTATGGCCATCACCTAAAATTAACCGCCCCTTAAAGTTATGCACAGGGTTGGCAGGGTCGGTGTTGTCGAGGTATGACGTGGGTACAAAGGTATTGCCAACCATAAAGCCTTGGCGAATTACATCGCCCACCAAGTCTAAGTTACCCACTTGGCCATCGTTATAACCCACCACACCGACAGCGCGACCGTTGTTGTCTAACTGCCAGCCGCCACGGGCAACTAACTGGCCATCAACCGTTTTAAATACTTGGCGTAGCTGCTTAATGCTGGCGCTACTTGAACCATCACTTATTTGCATGTTGGCAATAAATTCAGCCAATGGCCCATTAACCCACGACCCACCATCAGCAACACATTGCACAGCATCGTTACTGTCAGTGATATTGCCTTGGGCATCTAAACAGTAACCCACTGCAGTACGGGTGTACTCTTGCGCTGTGGCAATGGCTTGTTCTTTTGCGTTAGCGGTATCAGTGTTAATTTTTGAGGTTAGGTTTTGCTCAAGCGTTGTGTACGCTTGATTTTGGCTTGCAAAGGTTTCGGCCACTTCGTCAAAGCTTGATACCGTATCGGCAACAAAGGATTCAAACTCTTGATCGCGAACGGTGTTTGCTTGGTCAATGGTGGCAATGGCCGTGGTTACATCACTAAAACGTGCTGTTACGTTATCAAACGTTGCTTGGTAGCGCTCGTCGCGCGCGACCGTGGCTTGCTGCTCATTCACAAAAGCGGTATTTAAAACCTGTATTTGTGATTGGTTTTGCCCTAGCAGGGCACTTAGCTCTAGTGACTCTTGGGCAACGGCTTCAATGTCGGTGGCATTGGCTTTTAAGTTACGTTGTGCAACGGCTAACTTTACGCTTTGCTGTGCAAGTTCATTGCCTTGAATTAACTGGTTAGCGGCGGCAATCACATCGTTTAAGTTTGCGTTTTTAAGCTCTAGTTCAAGCCCACGCACTTGCACAATGTTATCGCTGATAGTGCCGCTAATGGCGTCTAAGTTTTGCTCAACGTTTGAAAACTTAGCATCAATACCGCCCTCGGCGGCATTAAACGCGGTGATTTGCGTTTTAATGTACGCCTCTGCGCCGTTAATAAACTGCTGGGCAGCGTTTGCTTTTTCAAGGGTGTCGTTATCGGTTAGCTGTTTAAGTGAGGCGCTCACTTGATACGTGCTGTTAAATGTGTCGAGTATTTGGTTTACATTTGACTCTGTTTGATAGCCAAATTCATCAACCCATTTAGTGGTTGCATACTGCGCCATTACCCCTGTAGCGGCGTCTATGTCGTTTTCTAGCATGGTGGCGCGGGCAGTTATATCATTGAGCGCTAAATCGTTTACACCACGTTTGCCTATTTCAATAAAATCAACATCAACATGGCCTAAGTCAAACTTTAAGCCCGCAACTTCACCGGTGTAGCCATCTTCGGTGCTTAGGTCGATGTTTCGTGTTTCCCAGCTTTCTGTTTCTGGCTCTAACACGTTCACTAATAACTGCGACTCACCTAAATAAATATTACCTAACCACGGGGAATTGGCGTGTTTTCTAAAGCGAATGCGTAGCATGGGGTTTTCATCAGCAATAAAGCTAATCGCGGGCGTGTAAGCCGTGGTGTTAAGTGTTACATACCCAAGTGCGCTGTATGTTACATCGCCCGCAAATCCCTCAGTTGAGGTGTTAAAGTGCCAGCTATACGCAGGGGTTAATGCTTCAATGGCACCGGCTATTTCGGTACGCATTTCTGTAAATGTGGCGCGCTGGTTTATTTTTCCTGCTTGTACTTCAAGCTCTCCCTCGGCCTGAGTCAAACGGGTATCGCTTTGTGTTATGCGGTTAGCTTGCAGGGCTATACTGGTGTTTAAGCCGTCGATTAATAGATTGGCCTCTTTAAATGCTTCGTCGGTGTATGAAAACGCACGGTTAACGATTAGGCCGTTTTCAGGGTCAACGTATACCACTGCATCAATTAAGCGCTCGTTACCTAATTGTCTTCGCTCGTATTCTTGTCGCCAGTTGGTGTAATTTGCTGATAAATCCAGTACCCCTTTTTCAATGTCTTGGCGGTGGCGCTTTTCAAGATTTAAATCACTAACTGTTTGCTCAAGTACGGCGGGTAAGTTGTTTTCAGTGCTAGGGCGCAAGCGATCAACTTGCTGGTTCATATCCTCAATTAACGTTTGTGCATCTTCACTTAGCTGGGTTAACTCAACATTATTAATGTACTTGGTTAAATCAACGGTGGTCGTAGTGGCTGTTACATTAACCCAGTCACTTGCGCCCAGATGATTAACGCTGCGCACTCTAAATTTATATTCAGTTTCGCCTTTTAAACCAATACGGTTATAAATCTGTGCTAGCACACGTTCACCGCTTTGCGGTTGTTCAGCTGTTCCCAAAAACTCCCATTCAAACGCGGTGCCAATACCTGCTGCGGCAATATTAGCAGTTAATGTAATTTGGTTATAATCAACAGTTACATACACAGTCGGCAAGGTAGGGGTCTGCACACTAAATTGCACAGCAACAAGGAGTGAGCGCTGGCCAAATATGTTTTTAGCGCTAATACGCGCGGTGTATTCTCCCAGTTGCAAGTTAGGAATAGTTACTTGGGTGTATGTTACCGATGTTTTAAATACCTGCTCGTTTGCAGCAGTATTAATAAACTCAACATCGTATTCATGAACAGCAAGCGGGGTCGGATGGGTCCATTTTATTATGCCATTTCCATCACCATCCACTGTTACCCGTACATCAAAAATAGGCTGTGGTTTGCCCACTAAATAGTCACTGTTTGGTGTTAAATCCTGCGCACCAGGTATTATGTTATCAGCCCATAAATCGGGGCCGTCTTCAACACACATTAAGGTCACGCCACCATCTAACCTAAAGCGACGCTCTGTTACACGGTAAACCTTATTATTTATCGATTCGCCAGGTAAGTTTAAGTACACAGTACGGCCAACAGCTGCAGCCAAGCCTTTGTGTTTGAGGGGTAACTCTATTTCGCCTAAACGTGTTTGTTCTAAATGTATTGTCGCCAGGCGTTGTGCTGTAGTACTACTGCGCACAAAGGGGAGTGATATAGACTTTTCTAATATTTGATTATCAATAGCCTGATACCCTGCAGACACAACAGGCGGCGCGTCTGTACGATCGTAGTTTTGTTCGGGGTCGGTAAACGTAGCACGCACAACATTGGCACGCTCTCGTAAATCAGCATGCCATTTAATTTTAATATTACCGTGAACATCATCAGCATTAATGGTGTAGGTCGGTTCGCCATACCAGGCACCCACGCGTACATACCACTGGCCCATTTGCCTAAATATTTTACCCGCAAAACACGCTTCTAGCTGGCCTAACACTTCAAGCGGCTTAGAGCTAAATGTAAAGCTACCATTGGTTGTGTAACGCGGCTCGGTGGAAACAACGCCATCAGCGTCGGTAAATTCGGCATCTTCATCACACACGTTAATGGCAGCAATCCACCACTGTAACGGTAAACGTTCAAAAGGAACCTCATGGGCTCCATAAAAACGCACATAGTGCAGGGCGCACAGTACGGCGTTTTGGCTCCAAAGCCAGGTACTTTCATCGTCAGGGTTTTGGGCTGTATCTCGTGGGTCCCATACACGGGCCCCCCGTATTAAAAAGCCCATATCGTTTATGCCATCTTCAAACACTTCACGATTATTTTCCATTTCAATAAAAACATAGCTTTGGCCAAAGCCAACATGTTCACTCGTCCATCCCGCCATCTTAGCCACCGCTTTTGCGTTAGCTGTGGTTTGGCGGCCATTGCTTAAAGAGTAATCCCAACTTTCTCTTGGGTAATCAGTGAGCTTTTTATCAACAATGTAAATCTCTTCAAGGGCATCAATAGGGGCTCCATTAATCAATACAATTAACTGCATCCATTTTTTACCGCCTTTTTCAACTTCAGCTTGGTGGGCAATAACACCGCCAACGCGGTCACGACCAAATGTAATACGGCGGGGTTGGTCTATGCCTTTTTGTAAGCCTTGGCCAAGCGTGGCTAAATCTTTTTCAGGCACATCAGGTGATAATGAGTCCCAAAGCGCACCAAGCCCTGTTACTTCAAATATGCTGTCTACAACATTTACAACCGTATCAACTACCTTAGACATTTCGCGGCTCCAATGGGTAAACCGCTTTTACCGTGTCCATTGGTAACGTCACTAAGCCGTTTTCGCCAACACATACTACTGCGTTAACTGTTACAATGCCGCCTACATATTCGTCTTTAAACTCAACTAAAGCCAAGTCACCACGTCGAGCATAGTTAACAGGTATAGCGGGGTTTAAACGGTCTTTAAACACGCTTTCAACATCGTTTAAACCACGTTTAAATAGTTGTTTAAATGCACCACTTTTAGTGCGGTATTTACCCCTAAAATCGTCAGCTACATCGTTACCGGTAGCAAATAGCACCCAATCGGCTACCAATAAGCAGCAATCGTTTTTACCCCATTTAAAGGGCTCACAGTTGCGGCGGTTTATAAAAGCAGCAAGTTTAGCGCTGGCGTTCATAGCGGTTGCCTCCTATGTATTTACCAGGTTGTGTATCAGGTAGGTTTTGTTTGTTGGTCGTGGCTTGCTCACTAAAAAACACATCGCCCGGGTAAAGGGCTTTTTGGGTCGCATCATTCCAACGTTGGTGTAGCCGTGCGTCTTTCCAGCGCTCACTTTCACCTGCAACACTAAGCTGCACTTGCGATACATCGCCGCGCTCTACATCACACGCCACAATGTAGCCGCTTTCAAGTAACTGGCTTTGGCTAACACGGTAATGTTCATCAACAGTAACAAGGTAAATTTCGCAGGCCTGGCTTATCGGGTCGTTTTCGGCCACTTCGGCTAAAATTGCCTGGTCTTGAGTGTGTAGGGTTAAACGTATGCGGGCGCTGTCGTTGTTATCATTAGCGGGTATTTCACTTACAGTGCCAAGCATACCCACGCCGTGCCAAGTTAAGTTAGCAAATCGGCGCTCGCCTACGCCTGTGTGCAGCAATACATCGCCACTTTTAAGCGCGAGTCGCACAAAAAAGCGAGCGCGGCCACTGGTGGCTAAATCCGCAAGTAACCCTGAGTTTAAGCTCTCCATTAAAACGCCTCACGCCCTTTAATTTTCCAGCTGGTAACTATGCCGTTTTTATACTGCGCACTAGCAAGCCCTTGCTTATTATCAGCAAGTCGAAACAACCCAGCTGGTTGCTTAAATGTAATAAGGGTATTTTCTGCAGGTATTTTTCGTACAGGAGACTCAAAAATAGCCGTCGCTTGGCCAGCTGAGTCACTTACCAAGTCAGCCGTTAATATTTTAAGTTCAGTGTTTTGGCCAACGCCCACTTGCATACGTTCGCCAGCAACCAGTAAGGTTTGGTTAGCGGGTAGCGCATATAAATTTAAAATATTACCGTCTTGGTTTGCACCGCGCACATAGCCCGTAAAGTCTTTATCTAGCTGTTCACGACGGTAATCAATTAACGTAAACGTGCCCACTTGGCCACGTAGGCTAGCAATAAAGCCATCAAGGGCTAATGCATCACGCTCAGGCACATTGGCAAGTTCAATTTCAAATTCCCAGTAAGCACCTTCAAGGTCATAAACCTCAGTGGCGTTATTGGCTTTGTTTAAATGGGTTTGGCTATTGGGCACTAACGTAAAGTTAGAGCTTTTAGGGCGTTTGGGTAGGGGGAGTAGTTGCATCGTTACCAAGTTTCATAATAAAACACTGGTAACGAGTATAAAATTTAGGGGGAAAGCTTTCGGCTGGAAAGGGGTTTACATTGCTCTATTGGCGATATATAAATTGCTATCTACATTACCATGAAGCTTGATTAAAACATCTAATAAGTCAGCCTGAAAGTAAAACATTAACTCATTAAACAGTTTCTTTTTTGTCGATTCGTCACTAATCTCCATAATCCTATCTACCAACTTGTTAAATAAATTTATATCTGTGTCATATTTAGCATTTCGTTTGAATTCACACGAAAATACTTCCATCAAGTCATAGTTTGGAAAGTCTGCACCCTGTGCAATTTGGCAGATTATAAAATTTATTGAGCGATTTGATTGGTTTAAGTTTCCAGAAGTTTTTAACAGCAAATCCTTTTTTGATAAATTAGTATCAAGTATAAAGTTAGTTAATTTGCTTGTGCATTCTTTCACATTATTTACTTTATGATTTTCTTTGTTAACTTGAAGCTTTGCAAAATACTTTATCAATTTATCTGTTTCTTCATCGTTCTGTAAAGCAAATTCAGTAAGTTTGTATGTCAATGAAAAAGTGAAATTATCAGTCATCATTGAGTTTAAACTATTCTTCTCATCAAAGTTTCTTTCTAGCTTATTAGCAACTCTACTAATTAATTCCAGCTCTTCTTTTACTTGAAAAGCTCTAAGGGTTTTCCTTGTTTCATTCCAAGTCATAAATAACAGGATAATTGTTGCCAAAGTAAGCATTGGGGTCACAAATCCATTTACAATATTTGCTGTACTCAACCAAGACTGTTTAGTTCCAATGTATTCAGGAAAATCTGAATAAAACATACTAATAAAGACCATCAATAAAATAAAAGGTAAAACTAATAGCCACGGTAAAATGTTGGATGTTTTAGAAATCATATGGGCACATTCCCTCGTTTTCAAAATTCCTTTTTACACCAATCTCAAATACTTAACAACTAAGCAGCCCCCCGAACCGCACGAATAATTGCCCCATTACTTTGTATATTAGCCACAACAACCCCAACCACCTGGCGTGCAATGTCTTGGCCAACCGCTTGCGATGTTTGCTCATTAGCACCACCTTGCACCGTAATTTGGTTGGTTATATGTATATTTACACCACCAGAGCCGCCACTATCATTAGCCGCACCACCTGCGTTGTAACGCCGTGCCATTTGGCTAATTTCAGTATTTTGTTTCGGGCTTAAGACACGCTCACCACGTTGTAATACGTAGGTAGATTCATTCGGCACATAATCTAAACCACCGTGCGCAATACCAGCCGGTTGCTGAGCTTTTATTTGGCGAACTTGTTGTAAGCCCATCATAACCGCTGCCGCAGCTGCAACACCACCCAACACTGGACCAACAATGGGAATAGGGGCCAAAGACGTATAAGCAGCTGTTGCACCTTGGTAGGTATTTATAACAGCTTGCGCAATTGCAAACGCTTTATAGGCTTTAAATGCTGTTTTACTTTGTCCAGCCATTGTTTTAAAAGTACTGGCACCCAAGCCAACAATGGCGCTAGATTTTTCAGCTTCTGTTTTTTTCTCAAAGTTAGCAAACGCTAAAATGTTGCTTTGTAAAGCACCTGTGTCGCGTGTTTTAATTTGCATCAACCGTTCTTGGTGTGCGGCTTCACTCGCTTCACGTTGGCTATGGTAGCCATTTGCAGCATTAAGTTCAGATTGGCGCTCTAACTCACGAATTTGGTTATCTGCGTTATATTTAAGCTCGCCATTTTCATCATTGGCCGCTAAACCTAATTGTGATCGGCGTTTAGCATCAACCCGTGCTTGTTGGCGTGCTTGCTCTACACTTAGTTCGTTATTATAAGCGGCAAGTGCTTCACGCCCAGCAAAGCCTTTAACGGTAGCAATACGGGTTTCTAAATCGCGTTGTAAATCGTTTTTACGTTTTTCTTCAGCTTGGTTTTGTATACGTGTTTTTTCGGTTTCACGTTTTTGTGTAATTGCTTTTAGGTCTTCACCGTATTTAACATCAAGCTGTTTTAAAATGGCGTTGTATTTAACTTTGTTAGCCGTATCGTTCTCACGAGCAACAATGACCATTTGCTTACGTTTTTCGTAGCTATCTTTTAAGCGGGCTTCTTCGCCCATTAGGCTTACTTCTAAACGCTTAATGTTATCGGGCAGGGCGCTTGAGCTAACAGAGGCAGGCTTAGGCTTTTCTGTTTCTTTAATGGCAAGCACTTGTTGTAGCGCCACAATTTCATTTTTTAAATCAGTAACGCGCTGTTGTGCAGCTTCAACGTCAGAAAACTTGCCTTTTAAAAACGGGTTATTAAAACGTTCCCGCGCTTCATCAGCCATTTGAATCGCATTTTTAATGCGGCCCTGTGCCATTAGTAGTAAACCTTGTGCCTGGCTACTGGTTAAATTGGCATACGGGTTTAGGTCTTTACTGGCTTCTTTTAGTTTATTAACTGAGTCGGTAGCGTCATCGCCCTGGCTTGCAAAGTAGGCAAGGCCAAGCCCAGCCGTTACCAGTAATCCAACGGGTCCACCTAACAAGCCCATTACTGTGCTAAGACCACGTGCGGCTAACGTTGCACGCCCAGCGGCAGCAGTATAAATGTTGGTAGCGGTAGTAGCAGCGGCTTGTGTTGCTGTATAGCGCGTATTAGCAGCAGCCAAACGGGCAACAGCTGCAATGCGTAAGTTGGTGGTATTAGCCACAGCAAGCGTATGCTGTGCATATGCTTTCATTTGTGCGGCGCGCTGTAGCTCTAAAAACGCATTAGCCTGGTTTTGTTTTGCAAGGGCTGCATCCGCAATTAACGCGCGGTTCTTTGCCGCAACGCTAGTTACATAACCCGCAGCACTGGCACTTAACCCTGCCACTAAATGGCCGGTTAATACAGTAGCTAATGCACCGGTTGCCACCACTAAATTATCCACAGCCTCTTCGTTTGCACGTAAATACGCCATGGTATCGGTAATAGAATCAACCACGCTGGTAACAGCAAAGTTTACAGGCTCTTCATACTTGCGTATTAAGCGCTGGTACTCATTACCCATTTCCGCAAAGCTGGCGTTTATTTTACCCTCGGTGGCCTCAGCCGCACCGGCGTAATCGTTAAGTGCTTTAATAAGGTAATTTTTAAACATCTGGCTGGTTACTTGGCCATCGTTCACCATTTGCCTAAAACCACCAGCAGCTTTACCTGCTGCTTTATCGAGTTTTTGTAAAAGCCCTGGCATAGGCTCGGTTACTTGGTTTAGCTCTTCTGCACGTAAAACGCCGGCAGTCATCCCTTGTGTCATACCAAACAAACTCTGCCCAAGCTGCACATTACTGGCCCCCGTTTTAGCGGCGGCATTGGCCATACCCTCTAAAATGGCTTTACCTTGAGTTTGAGTAACAACACCAACCTCTTGTAGGGTTAAAATTTTACTGTAAGAGTCGGCAAGGGTGGTGTAACCGGTGTTTAAGCGATCAGATGTAGCAAATAAATACTCTTGTACTTTGGCATAGTTTTCAGCTGAGCCCGTTAATCCTTTTAAGCGAGTATCAAGTAATTGTGCAGCGCCGGTATCACGCACAAACATAGTCGCGGTACCAATACCCACTAAAGTCGTGAGTGTTGCGCCTATTTGTACATAGGCGGTATTCATTATCCCAAGTTGGCGGGTCATTGCGCCTTGCTGCTGCATAATGCGGGCTTGGCTTGCGCCTAATTGCTGGTTAGCAGCAACTTGGCGCTGTACTGCTTGGGGTATGCGGTTTAGTTCGTTTACGTTTTGGCGCGCACCGGTGGTAACTGCTTTACCGTCATAACTTAAGCGTAACGCCAAATTCAAGTTGTTGCTCATCGGGTCGCCTTATTAGTCCAATTATGGTGCGCTCTAAAGTTTGCAGTTTTGCAAAATCATCGGGATTAAGGGTTATATTTGCATAGCGCCAGGCTATATCAGCCCTGGCATAATCAAGGGCAATTTCTACCCCGTCGTTATCCCGTTGCCACTGGCTACTGGCGGTAGTTAATGCCAATACAGCCGTGTGGTTTTGGGGCAATACAAACAATGTTTCCTCATCGTGTTGCACAACCTGTTTAGGTGCGCCAAAATGGGCTTCGTCATCATCAAGGGTTTTACTGTCTGCTGCTAGGTCGCCCAAAAACCACCTAGCAACATCGGCTAGTTTTTTTCAGTGATACGGTATTGGGCGTTAATGCACTCAACACTTAAGCGGGCAGTTAGTCCACTATAAACAAGCAACTCTTCAAGGGTACTTTTATCAAATGGCACGTCTTTACCATCATCAATAAAGTCATCCCAGCCCACTAATAGCTCGCGTACTATTTCGCCATCACTCGCGCCTTGTGTTTCAGTCAGTGTTTTAAGCTCACTTTCAGGTACCAGTTTAATTTTTGCCGTAAACTTAAAAGGTAGCCCACCAAATTCAAAATTAAGCGGGGCGCTTATAACCGCATTTTTTAACGCGTTTAATAGTTTTAATTTCATTTTTGCTGTCCTAATTTGTTATTTATGAATAACTAACTTACTCAAACACTATCGTTAGTTCGTCATAGCCTGCGCCACTGGGCACTAGCTTGCCGTCAAACTCATAACCGGTTAATTCTGAGTCCAGGCTGGTGTATTTAGGCCATGGCATTTGGTAACGGCCAATAATGGTTACTTTTTTACCTGTGGCGGTGCCATGGGTAAACTCAAACATTTGCACTTTAGCAACGTCATCAAACGGGTTAAAACTGGTTAACTCTTCTGCTGTTAGCGTAAAATTAGCGCTGCTCTCATGACCGGTTATCATTATTTCTTCGTGGTTAATAGCACGGTCAAACACCACGTTATTACCTAAATCAATGGTAATTTTGTGCAGCGTACGTTTAACATCGTTAAGCTTAAAATCACTGCTATTACTTACGCCAAGTACTTCAGGGCGTACCCAACGCTCCCAATCAACCGCAGGGGCGGCAGTACTTGCAACCGGCGCACTAAACAAGCCTTTAAACTGCCAGTTAAGCATGGGCTTACCTTTTTCAAGCGCAAAGCTCACATTGCCTTTCATTTCGCTAATGTTGTGGGTGTTTTTACCAAAGCGTACTAAGCATGTAACTGCAACAGCGGCCCCTTTTGTAAAGGTAACGCTTGTTGCATCGGCAACTTGCACCATGCCGCAAGCAAGTAGCAGCGGGGCAAACGCAGGTTCGTTACCGGCTGTGCCACTCATTGCAAGTGGGGTTTTAAAGTTAAGGCTTATATGTTCACCATAAAAGGTTTCCATACTGGCACCGCTGTAGCTGGTTTCTAGCTCGTCTTTTTCACTTTCGCTTTCAAGCGATAATTCAACGTCACTGGCATAAATGGCATGCAGGCCCGTTAAAGTTGTGCCCAGGGCATCGGCTAAAATGAGTTTGTCTTTAAATCGCCAACTGCTCATGATTTACTCTCCACTTTAATTAGCTCACCGCTTTTTAAGTTAAAAGCGCCGGCTATCTCGTCTCTGTTACCTTTTGCTTTAGCTAAAGCCTGGTTAACGTTTTGGGCAATCGTCATCGCGCGGGACATTTTAGGCTTTATGTTAACGTCAGCCTGTTTTTCAGCGGGTTTACTCGATTGCGGCTCGGTCTGTTTGCTCATGGCATCACCTTCACTGTTACGGTATGTAGGCCAGTTACACTAAACTGACATTGGTAAATTAAGTTATTAGTTTGCTTGCTAAGCTCAATTGTGCGGCCCTTATCAAGCTTTATAGGGTTCCAACCTGCGAACTGGCAACCTGCTACAGCGGTTTTAACATCACTGCGCAATTGCTTTATTTGCATATCGCTATGGGCATTACCTGCAGAGCAGGGGATCACAATCATCACTGCAAACACATCTTTAATTTGGTATTCGTCAAGGCCATGTACTTCATTAGTGTTGGTGTTGTCATCGGCCAGCGGCAATACAAACAACTGGGCACTGTGTACAGCATGCTCGCGCACATGGTTAAAGTCGCTAGCAAACCCTACCGTTGCATTAATCACTGTGTTACTTAGCAGGGTTTCTATGTTGTTTAAATCAAAGTTAAATGCCATTTAAATGCTCTTTAAATTAACCAATCAGTAATAATGTCGTTAATCTCAGTTTCTTGCACAGCTGCTATACCAATAATTGCCCGCGCGGGTAACTTAACGTTTTTATTGCGGCCTGTTTCACCACCAAAATGGTGTATTGCTGAGTACTTTTCACCTAAGCCATGCTCAAGCGTATTGCCGTTTACGTTGTGCGTTACCGAGCCTGCAAGGTTGCGATCATCTGTTAGTGTTAAACCGCCACGGTCTTTTGCTGCTTGCGATTGCTCCCATTTACGGCCTTCGGGTGTTACTTCACGTAAAAATCGGGTTGTAACGTCCATGTCTAAAAATGCACCAATATCATCCAATACATCAGCGGGTTCACCACTTGTATTTGCAATTTGGGTTAAGCGGGGCAGTGCATTACCCGTTATATTTATAAATACACCCGCCAATTTAATAACCTGGCCAATTAAATTGAGAGCCTGCAGGTTTGGTTCGCATCCCAGTTCTTGCACCTGCAGGCGCATCTTCCTTAATTTGGATCACACCTTTACTAACCTTATCGAGCATTGCCATGGCGTTACTTTTTAGGGTTTTAAGGTTTTCGTCAGCAATGTTAGGGGCAAGCTCACAATGCATTAAATCGTTAGCAATGCCTGGCAATACCGAGTTATTTATATCGTCTTGGTTTAATGCAAACCGCGATACATAGCCGGCTATAACCGCATTTACATTTTTTTGTGCTTGCACATACCAGGCATTAATTTGCTCTTGCAACTCGTTGTACGTTTCGCTTAATAGCGCTGCTTCAACATCGTCGCGCGTTGGGCGGCTACCTATCGCTGCAAACTTAGCAGTCGCAAATTGCAACAGCGTATTAATGCCAACTTTATCTATAACTGCTTGTTCTGTCGTATACATGGGCACCTCAGTTAGTAAAAAAAGGCCCCGAGCAAGTCGGTACTGGGGCCTTTACACAGGGAACAACAATAATTAACCGGCTGGCGTCAGCACGTTAGTAAGCAAAATACCGCAGTCTTTTGCAATAATTTGCTCTTGCACCGATTCGCCTACCATAATTTCAACCCCACCATTTATCCCCGCAGCTACGTCACGGTTGCCCGATGTACGCGAGCCATAACGTGCAGTGAGTGCAAAGGTCATGCGGTTGTTGTTAAACGACGCTAGCGGGTCGTGATACGTAAACGACAGGGTATCTTGCCAAACCTTTTGTAAGTTAACGGCTTGGCCTTTTTTAGCCGTGTTTAGGCGCGCTTGGCCAACGGTTACATGCTCAAGCTCTAGCACTTCTTTAATGTAGCTCCATGGCACTAAGCCCTGGTCGCCACTAGTGCCATTAAACGCTTTAAGTAACTTAGGATGCGTACGCAGTTTAGTTGCCACGCTTTGCGATAATGTCATTGCATTAGGGCGCATAAGTGGTGCATCTAGCATGTCTAAAAAAAACGGTAAAATATCAAGTGTAGGGTCATCTAAACGCTTTTTGCCTGCAGCAGCTAATGATTCAGTACTGCCAAAGTTAGCGGCTTTGTTATACATAGTGGCCACACGTATTTCACGGTTAAGCAAAACTAAGTCAGTTAAGCTTTCAGCCGCATGAGTTCGCGGGTTATAGTTTACTGGCGCATTGGTTACATCGTCATTCGGCACAACATCTGCTAAGCCATAATCAACAACTGATCCTGTTTTCTCTTCAACACTAAACTCAACTTGATTCGGCGATGACTTACGGCCAATTTTATCGTCTACAACGGTAAACTTTTCGCCTTTTTTATATTCGGTCCACTTATAGTTACGTAAACCAACAGGCGAATAAGGGGCAAGCGTGTCTGCAACTAACGATCTATTACGATAAGCAATGGCTATGGCCGTTTGCTCAACATCGGGGGTAAATGGCATACCATTACTCATGGCAAATCCTCACTATTAATAATTAAGTTAACCCAAGCGCCTTAAGCGCTTGGAATTGTTGCTACTACATGCGGGTTTAAAAACACGTCGCCAATCACACCAGCTTCGCCGTCTTCCATTGCCCAACCAGCAACGTATACTTCGGTTTGGCCCACAAAGTTAGCAGGGTCAAATTCAACGGCTTTACCTTCGCTGTCAGCAACAATTGGCGTGCCTGCAATCAATGGTGTACCAAATTCAACAGGCGCGCTTTGTGTCATTACCACATCAACACGTAAATGCTCGTCAGTGCCTTGCTCGGTAACACCGGCATACATTGCGCTGGCATCAACCGCTAACCCAACATGAAAGTCAGCCGCAGCCGATACAACTACTAAGCGGTTAGCCGGTATAACGTCTTCAGCGCTAAAGTTTCTTATAAATCCTGGTTGTGCCATGGTTTTATGCCTTTTTAATGTGGTCTAACGCGGCGGTAATGCTAATTTCAATGCCTTTGCTAGATTGTGATTGTTGAAATTCCAGCGCTTTTGCTGCCAGTGTTTCTGCACTGTCGTCGGTATTTTCACCGTCGGTATCGTCTTTATTAAACTCGCTCGTTAAGCCTGTTTGCTCAGGCAAGCCCTTTAAAAAACCTTCAAACCACGCTGCAGGTTTAAGTTCCTGGCTTTTCCCGTCTGCGGCTGCAAACTCAAAGGTGGTGTCGCCATCGTCAAGCTTGGCCATAAACTCAGCCACACCCTCTGTGTTTGTTAAGCGCGGGGCTTTGCCGCCATTAATTTCGGTGTTAATAAAGGTGGTGGCCGCTGCAACACGCTGCGCGTATTCCAACTTTTCATTTTTAGCGTTGGCCGCATCAATTTGGTCTTGTAGCGCCTTTCTTTCTTCTTTATCCATTGCATTGTCCTCGTGGGGTGGTGGGGCGTCATCATCGCCTTTACTAAATTCGGCACCCTTGGCACGTTCGTGCTCAGCAATAATGGTTTCTTCTTTTAACCATTCGCTTTCGTAGTCGGGCACAACTTTATCAGCGGCTTCACTGCCAAAACGGTCAGTTAAAAAGCTACGTAAATTGCCCATTAGGCGGGTAAGGGTGTTTGATGTGCGCAGCGATATGTTGTCAATATCACCGGCAGCAAATTCTAGGGTAAGTGTGTCGGCGTCATCAGCTTGGTTAAACTGCCAGGCTAAACCGTCAACGGCAGGGGGCTTGCCGCCCAAATAACCAATGTGGGCCAGCTTATAGCCGTTATCAGTTTTTTCTAGGCGTACAGAGCGGTTAGGGTAGCGCTTGCTTTCAACGGCTTGTGCAAATTCAGCGCATACGTCTTCAGCTTTGGCAAACAACGAGCCACCTTCTGCTTTTAGCTCACTGGCCCAACCCCACGCAGGGTCGTTCATTTTAGGGTGGCCAATAACCAGTGGTGCGGTTTTAGGTTTAAAGTTAGCGACTACGCTGTTTAAATCAGCGTCGCTAAATGTGTGCTCAACGCCTTTAGAGTCGATTTGTGTACCTGCTCTAAATACTTCAAACCAATTAAAAGAGGTGTTTGGGGTTGTTTTGTTTGCCATGTTCCAAGTGCCAATAAACTAACTAAGTGGCACCCAGTGTATGCGGGGAGTGGCTATTGAACCGCTGGAAAAGACTTTACAGCGGTTTATTTTTCTTAGAACCTGAAATAGTTTTTACTCTTCATTACTCATCTTAAGTTTTTCTTTTAACTTATTTTGAGTTTCTTTATTTTTCTTTCTGTTTGCTATATTGCTCTTAAACTCGCCTAGATTACTTTGTAGTGTAAGCAAAGTCATTAAAACATATAATTCAGCACCGCCAATAGCAGCAATTGCTGTATATAAGTAATTAGCTTTGATCGTCGAAATCATTATTAATGCTACTACGACCAAGCAAACAACTACAAAAAGAACCGCAACACTTGCCGTTACAAATCTTTTTGACCTATTGACTATCTGTTTTAGTCTAGCTGTTTCAGATTGAGTTAAGCCATCTAGATCACCAATGTTTGCTAGATCTTTATGTACATTAAAAGCTAGTGTGAACGGAATTATAGCTATTGCAATGACTACAACAGGTATTATGGCACCGTATTTTTGTAGTTCATTTGTAAAGCAAAAAACCAAAGTTCCAGGAATAAAAGCGAAAATACATAACCAGCAAATGAAAGATATATAAGATGTATGGGCTTTCATTTTATCTCACTTAATTTAAAGTCTGTAAATCGTCCCTTAGCTCATCATTGTTTACTTTTTCATTCAACCAACTGAGCATTATTTGGTAAAGATCACTTTCGTTTATTTGACCATTTATGAATTCAAGGTTCACTCCTTTCGTTAATTTTAACTTGTCCCCTTGAAGTACACCACCATTTGCTAATGTTATTTTCACATCTTCCTGATCAAAATGACGCAAGGAACTAGCAACAGCATCAATTGTTTTTTGACCTTTTTTAGTCGTTTTTCTATTAAAAGATAACTCAATTTTCATTCGTAGATTACTATCATCTAGAGCATCATCAAAATCCATATCAGGAATTTCTCCCACTTGCTTTAAAAGATCCACTACCTTTGCACCAAGTGTTTTGGGATACCAAGAAACACTCGTAGCTTCATTAACACTTTTATCCTCATAAATAATTGGTTTATCTTCTTCATTACTTGAGGTTGTTGGTTGATAAACTACATCACTTCCTAAGCTAATTGTTTTAGCATGTGATTTTTCAAACTTTTGAACTGCTTCTTTTGTAGGTTGGTCACTAAGAATAATCATGGTTGTTAATGACCTAGTCAGATTCATTAGAAACCAGTTTAAATGTGCCTCTAACTCTTTACTTTGCAGCCTTTGAGAGCTACAAACAATCACGTGATTCTCAAGAACACCGAAGTACAATACTGAGTCTAAAAATTCAGCTCTCACTTTTGAATTCTTTTTTTGTATGTCTTTAGGGTTCAAGACGTTTAATGGGTAGGCACCAGCAGCGTCGTCTACCTCAATTGTTAACTGACTAAGTCCAGATTCAAATTGAACTAACTGGCATAAAAGGAGGTTACCACCATGCTTTTTGTGGCTATTAATAAACCGAACAGCCTTGCCATCTTCCGTTAAAGAGTTCTGGCGATTCTTTACTTTGTAAAAATCACTTTTCTCATCGTCGAGGTGTGCTTCTAGTAGAGACTGTAAAGTTTCTGAGGTTTGCGATAATTTAGCATGTTTGTAATGCAGAGTGCGTTTTCTTTTTTCCGAGCTCATTCTCATCCCTGTAAATATTATTTAGTATTTATTATACAAAGTTAACATTATATCCTATCTATTATATTTACAATCAAAAAACCAAGGAATGGTTATGCTAAAACAAGCTCATTTAAAAACCTTAAATAAAATACTCATCACTATATCTGCATACTTTCTTTTGTCTGGTATTGGACTAGGTGTGTATTTATATATCAACAACCCAGATAAATACCTTTCATCAAACCCCGATGAGGCCATGCCGCAACTCTACATAGCACTTACCAATAAATTGGAGTCAAACCCAAGCAGAGAGTTTATAGCCGACCTTAATCAGGCATATGTTGATCAAATTATTACCGAATCCGAGTACATTCGTTTAACGCTTAGGTACAACCTCAATATGGCGACAGATTTAAATTTAGAGTTCAAACCCACCAAACAACAATTTCATAAAGCATGGCTTAACCACCAGAACATAAAACCATAACTTTAAATCCAAGTTAAACTATGTTTAAACCGCGTTTAAATTCGATTGAGTGCGTTTAAACGACTTAAACTTAAGCTACCACAGCCATAACATAAGCTAATGTGCTTAAAATCGTTTTCAGGGATTTTTTAATTAATCAACTTTACACACGTTATGATTAGAATTAATGTACATGCTTAATCAAGGATTGATTTTGTTCTTGATCTTTTTAAAGGGAATCTCATGGAATTAAAAACAAGTGCTGGTGCATTAAATATAACAATAGGTAATCATTTACCCACAGAGTATAAAAAGTTATTTGAGAGTGCTTTTGCGCTTAAAAAACAAGTTAACATTAGGGGAACCACTTGGGGCCTGCTCTGTGCTCAGTCAAAGGTAAAAGATATTAAAGCCGATGTACCAGCTATAAGTGGTGATATTTTTAAATTTACACAAATTAGAGAAGATGCAGATTGGCTTAATCTAAATACTAATGACTTTGCAACTGATGCAGACCTTGCTGAAATTAACTTACCTGAAAACTTGAAGCCTAATTCGACAAGGTTTACTTATTTCTTTTTTCCTGAATCTCATACTCTCGTTTACGAAGCATATTACAAAGGTAATGAATTAACACCTAATACAGCGGTTGATTTTTTTAAAAAGTTACTAAATTCAGCTGAACTACAAGAAGACTTTGGAGAAGTAAATGTAGTTCACTTTCCTGAAAAAGAAGCACTGCAACAAGCTTTACAGCTGAAGCATAAACGAACTATTCATATGATCATAAATAATCCTAATGCGTTTGGTGAAATTGAAAAGAGATACTTGAAGAAAGCAGAGGAACGTCAAATAGCTAAAGTTGAAACTAAAATTACAGCTAAGACGGGCGAATCAATACAAGTAGATCAAGAGCTTAGAAATGAAGCGAAAATAGCCGCTAATAATGGTAGCTTAGTTGTTAAAGGCTATGATGGAAAAGGCACACCAAGAATAATTTCTACTAAGGATATGCCGTTTATCAAACATGATTATTTTGATATCAAGAATTCACTTCCATATGACGCATTTAAACGCTTGGCAATTTCAATTGAGGAAATTATTAAAAAGTTATTATGACAAATAACATTATAGCAAGATATTGGAGAGCATATGGCGGCTTTACTGCATTATTAACAAGCCCTTATTTTTATGCATCTATAATCATAACGGGAATCCTTTTTCCTGCCTGGAGTAAATTTGGGTGGTGGGATGATGTGCTCTCCATTATGCCTAACTTACTTGGGTTCTCTTTGGGTGGCTTTGCATTGTGGATGTCTATAGGTTCGGAAAAATTTAGAGATTTTTTAGCAGAACAAGACAAACCATGTGGCGAGTGTATTGAATGCAAAAATGCTTTTGGTCAATGTTTTAATAATAAACCATCTGCTTTTACAATGATCAATGCAATTTTTTTACACTTTATCTTGCTACAAGTCTTAGCAATATTGTTAGCTATGATTTGTAAAACCTACGTAGATTATTTTGACCTAATTACCATGCATAATAAATCAAAGCTGGCACTAGCTATTTTTTATTGTGCGTCTTACTTTGTCTTTATCTATGCTTTAGTAAGTACTGTTACCCTCAGTATAGGTTTATTTAGAGTAACAACCCTTTATGAGCACTTTGTAAATAACAAAATAGCCGAAGATCAAGAGAAATGCTGGTGCCCTCTAATACAAAAAAATAAAGAAAAAGCCCCTTAACTAGGGGTTTTTTGTTACCAAAATCTTTATAGTTTTATTTTGTTCAGGCATATCGGGAACCTTAATAAATTTTGGACATTATTTCTGGTGCCTCTATGATGAAATTAATGATACAGTTTTTCGCCAATAGATTTTTTCAAATTTTAAACTGTTCAGATCGGTCAGCTTTTCAGTAATATTAAGAAGTTCTTGTTCTATTATCGCTTTTGTATTGTCTTGCTCACTCAGTAACATACGGTGATGTTTAATTGCCAAAGCAATAATATATTCTTCGTTATTCCAGTCCATCTTATTCCTCCATCAAACAAGTAAGTACAACTTTATAAAACCAGCTTAGTTTAAATTCGATAAGTTAAATACATTTACTATGCGGCAATCATGCTTACAGCCGTTTAAAAATAGTAAGCTATAAGCCAAAAACAAAAGGGTTTATTTCAACCCAAAACACACCAACTATAAACATCACTAGTACAACAAAAAGTAAAACAAAAAAATAGCAGACTATTCCTAGCTGAGTTTTACTTTCGAACTCATCCTCTAAGTTTTCAAATTTAAAATTAGAAACTTCCTTAGTCCAGTATTCAGCTCTTTGCTCAAACAAATCATTAATCAACTTCATCTCTTCAGCATAAACCTTATTAAACAAAGTAATTTCTTCAGTAGTAAGCTGAGCGGTAATAATATTAATTTCTTCATCAATATTTACTTGAGCTTGTGGCATATTATTAAGAGAGTAACTAAGGTCAATTGCCTCGAAATGCTTTAAAGCTAATTCACGTATGTCTTCACGTTCTAACTTCATATATTAAAACTCCCCCTAGAAAATTAATCCAAGGTAAAAATTCTGTCAGTACATGAATGGCTTATTTAATCTAACAACTTTTGATATCGCAACATACTTAAATTCATTAACTCTTCTCTATAGGAAGCTTTAAAACATTTAAATTTTTCATCATCAAGATAATTATTGATTATTAACAGTTCTTTATCTATTTCCATCTGAATAAACTCAATCCGATGAAACTCAATTTCACTTAACAACATTTTATGGTGTTTATAAGCAAGCCTACGTATGTTTTTAAGATCCAACCAATCACGCTCGTAATCCATATTTACTCCAATCCAATAGTGCAAGTGTAGTGCGTTACATAAAAAATGCTAAATTAAACTTATTGGTTAATTCTTATTAAAACCCCATGAATGCAATTAAAATAACAACTAAAGTAATCACTACCGAGTAAATTATGGTCTTGGCAATTTTTACATCATGTAACATATTAAATAGATCCAGCTCTGCTACTTCAACAGCAGTGAAATCCTTATCAAGTAAATCATTGTTAATAGCTAATTCGTCAGATGAGTCAGTAACCTGCATTTGTTCATGATAGTGTGTTTCTAAATTTTTTATCGATTCTTTATCTAAGCCTTCACTTAATTTAACCAGATCCCTTTTAAACTCCAAATTAGTGTTAGAAAGATTATTATTAATATGGGCATTTCTTAGTCTTAATTTATGCTGCAATGCTAGTTCCTGCACTAATTTTTTATCTACTTCTGGCATGGAAATCCTTTAATACCCGTAATACTTATTACTAAACCTCACCACAATCGGCGTTCCGTCTTGCTCACAGGTAATACTAATTTTTAATTTTTCTTTATGATCATAGTAAGTAGCTAAATGGGTCATTCTGTCTCGCTCTTCTAAACTTTGCGAATTGACCGCAACAGCTTTTAACACTGCTATAGGGTCAAACGACTCAGTTTGGCTACATGGTGCTGTCTCCAGCAAGTAAATCTCAGAATAGCTAATAACACCGTCAGTGCTGTCATAGCGTGTTTTATATTGTGAGGTGGTCGTGATGATTGAACCGTTGGCATTTGGCGCAACCTTTAAAATATCACTTACGGCTTCTAATCTAAACGTAATAAGCCGATAAGGGCTAATGAAATTTTCTGGTGGTGGGGTAAGTTGTGTAGTCTGTGGATCTTCTTTCTTACTACACCCAATAATAATCGCACATATAGCAGCAGTTATATAAATTCGTTTCATAAATAACTCCTTATAAAATAAGCGTTAAAATCCGATCAATCCACTTTACGTGTCCGTTGCAATACACGTTCAACACGTCCAAGCACGCTAAAGCGCCCAGCGTTAATATCATCCGCATCTACAAAAAAACCTGAGTAGGCGCTGTTGTCACTCGTAATATTATAGCCTTTACTTTTAAAATCGTACTGAATACGCTTTACAAAAATCTCATCATCAAAGCGCAGTACACATACACCTTCACGGGCATCTGTAGGGTCATCAATTAGCGACACTAGCGTTAAATCACCATCATACAAAGTGTGCTCCATACTATCGCCACGCACTGGCACTACAGTCAGCTTTTTATTATGTAGGTTATTTTGTTGCAGCCAACGGGTAGAAAGCTCAAACCGTGCAATAGGGTGCTCGGCAATAACCAACGCACCGCCACCCGCACTGGCCGCTAAATCGTATTGCGGCACCGCCGTTAAATCAGCATGGCTGGTTTGCAGCGCTGTGCTTTGTGTTGGTGCTGCGGCAACTGGTAATGAATCACCACTAATACCAGTAATAATATAATTAGTGTCAAACCCTAAACCAGATAATAAAGCTAATTTATCAGATGGAATTGCAATTTGAGTCTCCCATCGACTGATCTGTTTTGATGACATCCCTAAAAAATCTGCAATTTCTTTTTGACTTAAATTCAGTCGGTTACGTTCTTTTTTAAATAATTCACAGACATTTATGTCTTGCAAGGGTTGATATGTAGACATATATGTCCTATTCTCACCACACATTAACAAAAACATACACTTTAAATCTCGCCAAAGAACCAAAAAGCGTATGTAAACCAAAAGGTACTCTACAATGAAACCCGAGCAAATAAAACAAGCACTTGAAGAAAAAGGCTATTCACTGTCAATTGTGGCAGCGGCACTTGGCCTAAACCTATCTCATGTAAGCAGTGTTGTTTACCAGCACACCACCTCTTATAAAGTGGCTGCCGCTATTGCCAAAATTATTGGCAAACCGGTAGACGCTATTTTCCCTGATGTACCTGCCTATACCAAAAATAAAGACACCCGCAGCCAAAAAGTACAAGCGCTGCGCGAGCTTTTATCGGCTGAGTAACAGCATCGGTAATAACGCATTTTAAATCAATGTAATTTTGTAAGAGATTTTTACCATGGAACAGTTAACAATGGCACAGCAAAAACAACTCACTAAAAGCATTCTCGATGCCGATATAGCGCCAGACTGCGATATATATCACCTGTTTATTCACAGTGTATGTTCAGCCATGAAGCGTTCAGGCTTTAGCCGCCCCGTAATAGCTGACCGCATGAACGACGCACTACACTCACAAAATAACGAGGTTGACCAAGCCAAACTAAATAAATGGCTAGCCCCCAGCCAAGCTCACTATATGCCCATGCATTTTTTACCTGCACTGTGTTACGCCGTGCGCTCAACTGAGCCTGCCAATATATTGCTCAAACCTATTTTGTTTAAAGCGGTTGACCAGCGCTCGCAACTATTGCAACAACATGCTGAGCTGCAAATGGAAATAGAAGAGCGCACCGCAATGCAGCGCTATATAGCTGAGTCGCTACTGACAAACGACGATAATCAAGAATGACGTCACCATTACACCACCCGCTATAAAACCCAACTAAGGCTAACGAATAATGACTATCAAAGACCAAGAACCGTCTGAAATTCAGGAAACTGACCATAAAGACGACACAAATATTGATATTAACAATGCAAATTTTAAGGCACTAGCTAAGTCATTGGGTGTTGATTTAACTATGAGCATTGATGAGCTATGGCAAGAGGTAGCAAAACTTGAGCAACAAGCTGAGCAAAACCAATTACACCTTGCAGTAGCGCAGCGCCACGCTATAAAACTAGGAGGTGGCCATGAGCACTAATTTAGTCGATGTAGTAGGTAAAGAAAACGCCAACGAAATTGAACACCAGCTACAAAAACTTAAAACACCACTCAACATAGTGATGCCACAAAGCGTAGCCGAATGCATGGACCGCGTAGTGTTTTTAGCCAACCGCCAATTTACCGATGCCGCAGAGGCAGGCTTTATTTTGCTTAATGTTAAAGAACAGGTTTCTCATGGTGAATTCTTAGCTTTATTAGAAGAACGAGGCATTCACAAACGTACTGCACAGCGCTCAATAGCTATTTCTAAAATGCTCTCAGCTTTACCAAAAGGCAAAAGCGACAAATTGTCGCTTTTGAATATGAGCCAACACCAACTTAGCGAGCTGACCAAAGTACCGCTTGAGTCTATTGCCCAGTTGGATGATGACGACCTTGATGTACTGGCCGAAACCAGCGGCAAAGAAATTCGCGCTCAAGTACAAAAGCTAACTGAGCGAACGCAAGAGCTTGAAGAAAGCACAGCCTCGCTAATTAACGCCCTTGAAACTGAGCGTTTAACCAAGGCCCCTAAACAAATGTACGAGCTACCTATGCTAGTTGCACAGGTGCGACAAAAATCGTTTGCACATAATGCCGTTGTTAACGAGTCGCTCGAAGAGTTTATAGCCATGACCGAGCAGCTTTGTAACGCCCGTGACCTTGACCTAAACCACCGCATAGGTGCGGCACAAACCACCTGGCATTTATGGTTAGGCATACAACAGCGTATTACCCACATGCTCAACCGTTTAAGCGGCGAGTTTGGCCCCGAGCATTTAGCCGGCGCTGAGCGCATACCGCAATTTGCAGAAGACGAATGGCAAGACGCCCAAGCAAACCGTGAATACATGCTCGCCATGTTTAACGACCGAATTAAAACCCGCGAGTAGGAGAGAGCAATGCATCCTGCAGTACAAAAATACAATAAGTTGCCAAGCACAGGCTTGGAACTAAGTTGGCAAAATGCCAGCGAAACAGCCCGTAAAAAAGCCCAAAGTAGGGCGGTAATAGTACGCCATTTATTAACGCAAGAGTGCGGCATACCTAAAGCGTTTGAAGCGCTTGTAACCGCGTACCGCGCAAATACAGCAATGGCCACACTTGCAACCGCTATTGATGCACTGGGTAAGTTACCAGGGCGCGCAACCATTTATAACTGGTGCAATGCCTACAAAGACAACGGCATTAACAGCTTATTGCCAAACCATAAAGGCAAAGCTCAAACACAATATAGCTGGCTTGCCCGCTGCTTAGAGCTTTACCACAGCCCTAATAGCCCAAGCTTTGCACAAGTGAGCGACCAACTAAATAAAGAGGGTTATAAAGCCGAGCATCATCAAGTGCGCCGTTTTATAAATGCACTGCCGCACGAGCTTGGCCCACAAAGCCCGTATCGTATGGGTGCAAAACTGTACCGTGAAAAACATAAAGATCATTTGTTGCGCTCTACTAATAATATTAAGCCAGGCGTTATGTATAACGGCGATGGCCACACGCTCGACGTATACCTAGCGCACCCTAAAACGGGTAAGCCTTACCGTGCTGAGTTAACCGCGTTTCAAGACGTAGCAAGCCGCTGCATTGTGGGCTGGGAACTTGGCTATGCCGAAAGCACACTTGATACGCTAGCAGCAATAAGCCGCGCTATTAAAGTGCATAACAACGTGCCTGCCATGTTTTACCTAGATAACGGCTCAGGCTACAAAAACAAACTCATGAACGACGATACAACTGGCTTTTATGCACAGTTTGAAATAGACGTTATTTTTGCCATACCAGGCAATGCCCGTGTTAAGTGGATAGAGCGGTTCTTTTTACACATGGAAGACCGCGTTGGTAAACGCTTTAGCACCTATTGCGGGCGCGACCACGACGATCGCCATAAGCAACTGGTACTTAAAGAGGCTAAACAAGGCAAACGCAAACTGCCTACTGTAGACGAATGGATAGCTGAGTTTAAAGCGTTTTTAAACGACTACCACAACAGTGAGCACCCTGAAGTTAAGGGCAAAACACGCCAGCAAGTATGGAACGAAAACGTAGAGCGCGTGCCCCCAGTAGAGGGCGACTTTGTAATGCTACCGCGCGAAACCGTCAACATTCGTCGTGGCCGTTTTCGCTTGCACCAACGTGATTACAGTGCCGACTTTTTACACCAGTTTAATGGCCAAGAGCTTGTTGCCGCCTACGACCTACACGACGACAGCTACACCAAGCTTTATAAGCTAAACGGTGAGTTTTTAATGTTCGCTAACTTAAAAACTAAATCGCATGCAGTGCCTACGTCACGTATTGAGCAAGCCGAAAGCAAACGCCGTACAGGCCGCTTAAAACGCATCGACACCAAGCGCCGTGAAATCGAGGCCCAAGAAACCCAAGACCGCATTATTGATGTTGAGTCTGTAACTAAGTTTGCTGCACCTATTAAGGGGATTGAGGCACAACAAGCACCCGTAAACATTTTTGATTTTGATGTAACGCCAACACAGCCGCAGCACGAAATCGACCTAAACGAATTACTTGATCAACCCAATTTACGCAAGGAAACAACTTATGAGCTATAGCCAACCTCACCCATACACAGCCGAGCAAACGCACCGTGTTGAGTTAATTAACCAAGAGTTAAGCACCACAGGCATGACCATTGAGGAGCTAAACTGTGGTTTTGCCCTGCAATCAGTTAAAGAAGTACTGGCAAATAAATGCACCATTAACCCTGAAAAAGTCATTGTGGCTATGTGGCATAAGCTATTTGGTGAAGCCGCTATTACCGACATTGAAAAACGTAATGGCTTTAATAAGTCGTACAACAAAGCCGATCGTGAACTGGCAGCGCGTATTTGCTTGCGTTTGCAATCACCCGAAATACGCGACCAAAACATTACTAGCGCCAGTATTGCTGTGAGCATGGGTAAAAGCCCTGCATCAATAAGCCAACTCATTAACGGTAAATACAACGCCAAGCCTACTAAGCACTTGCATGACATTTGGGCGCTTATTTGCCCTGCAGAGGTAGAGCAAGTTAAAACAATTAACGAGCAACCAGAACGCAAACAAATCAGTATTGTGTACGGTGATGTGCGGTTTATTCCTACCAGTACATCTAAACTTATTGCTATGGCCTGCGACCAAGCTCGCCAACGTAAACGCTTTAGTGTATTTGCAGGCCAAGCAGGGCTGGGTAAAACCAAAGGTATTGCGGAGTATTGCCGCCACAACAAAGAAGCCATTTTAATTGCCGGCAGTGAGCAAACCAGCAGCACCCAAGTGCTTGAGCAACTAACGTTAGCCCTGGGCTTATCGCGCTGCCCAAGCGCGTATAAAAACATGCAAAAAATTATTCAAGCACTGCGCGATACCGACCGCCTAATAATTTTAGACGAAGCCGACAAATGCAAACCAAACTCGCTCGACCCACTGCGCACCATAAGCGACCAAGCCATTGTAGGCGTAACCTTGGTTGGCAACATTCAACTAGTAGACAAACTGCAAACCCAAGAGCGCTACGAACTCATTGCAAGCCGCGTGTGCTTTTGGCCTAAACCTATCGGCCAAATAACCGTTGAAGACATTCGCACCCTGTTTTTAGAGCTAACCGAGGGCACCGTAAAACTCGCCCAAGACGATGCAAAATGGTGGCAATGGCTGCACAAACGCGTTGAAGGTAACGCCCGTGAGCTGGTTGAAAACCTGCTACCGCACTTGCTTAACCACACCAACAAAAACCCAGACACCGCCGTAGACAAGCTGTTAGTTAATGGCATTTTTTCATCAGTACTTAATAAACCAGCGGTTTAAACGCCGTTTAAACATAATTTAAATAAGGATTTAATCATGGCATTTTCAATAAAATTAAACACATCACGTTACACAGCGCATTTAGCATTTAGCTCGTTGGTTACAAACGCATTAATGCTTAGCCTACTTGCTAAAAAAGACCCACAAGGCGAGCTCATAGATAAATGCGATGGCAACATTAAAGCGGCCTTTGCAACCATTGCTGCCGACAAGTTATTTAGTATTCACCATGTGCATGAAATTAACTCTCATGCCCACACAGCAAGACGTTTTAATAATATCTATCGTGATTTTCCGCTGGTTTATACCAGCGGCATGAAAGACTGGGGCATTAAAATTATTGGCATAGGCCAAGCGCCACACTTTGAAATTGCAGCCCTGGAGGACATAGCGTGAGCAACTTGATCCAGCAAATCAAAATTGCACAAAAGGCGGCTGGTATCGACCAAGATACCCACCAACTTAATGTGTCGTACATTTGCGATGGCCGTGTTAATACCTGCACAGGTTTAACCAAGCTTGAGCAACAGCAACTGCTTGCACGTTACCGTGCTATGAACCCAAATGCTGGTAAAACACAGTTACCCGCACAACTAAAAATGATTTACAGCCTGTGGGGCCAATTGAGCCGCGCAGGTGCGGTAAACATTGATTCAAAACAGGCCTGCGATGCGTTTTGTGAAAAACACTTACAAGGCAAAAAGCTAAGCCAAAGCGCCCAGCAATGGCCGCATATTATTGAAGTACTTAAGCAATGGCTTGCACGCCATAAAGCAAAGCAGGGGGTGTAAATGGCTAATTACCAAGAGTACCAAAACTTTACTATTAACCCGCGTAAGGCCGCTTATACAGAGGAAAAACGCTACCGTAATGTAAAAAAAAAGACAAGCAAAAATGCCGTGTTCGCCGTGATGTAGAAGCCTATCAAGAGCAACGCCGAATAGATCGCGAACATGACTTAGATTATTTATTTGAGGAGCAATCATGAGCGAATCAAGCATAGATTTACGGGCATTACCCCACGGCCTACGTCGCATTGTTAAACACTTAGGGGTTGAACAAACCATTGCCGTACTTACCGAGCAACAAGGGCAAATGTTTTATATTCCTGAAAAGCCAACCGAGAATCACGAAGTAGTAAAGGTATTTGGTAAAGCCTTCGTGCAAGAGCTAATAAATGCCAATGTAGGCTCAAGCTACCAAATACCCATGTTGCACAAAGTGCTTATGCAAATTCGTAATCAACAAATTTGTGAGGCGCTAGACACCAAAACCTGCAACATTCAGCAGCTGGTTAAGCGTTTTAAAATAACCCGCCAGCAAGTAAGCAGTATTTACAGTGCATACCAAGACGAACGGGCGCACGAGACACAGCTTAACTTGTTATGAAAAATAACAATTTTGTACTGCTCACTGCGTTACAACTTAGCGGCGGCGTTAAACCTAAGCAGTGGCAGTACAAATATGGTTTAAACCTCTTAGCCCGTTACATCAACCAACGTAAAACTATGGGGTTAAATGTAACGGGTTTAATGGATGAGTATAGGGATGCGTTTAGAGAGATTAATAGTTAAGTCTTTTCAATAACAATTGGAACTAATTCCTCAAACAATTCGTTAATTTCATCTATTTCAGCATCTACTTCTTCACCTGAGCCACTATAAAAAACAACACAACCGTAAGCTTCTGACTCAAAAGCTTCAATTTTCTTTCCTCGCCATACACCTTTGGCGTAAGGTTCATTAGGTAAATAATTAGGGTTATTCTTATGAACACATGAATTATTCATAGCTTTTTCTCACACTCACTTAAAAACAATATATTTGATGCTGTTAGATGGAGTGTATAACTTACAAGTTCAGGTGAAACATTCTTTACTTCTGCTCCTTGTCCGTGACCACTTTCTTTATTTCTGATGGTAGGCACGCCGCTTGATAATAATCCGAGAAATTGATTGAACTGTTCTTGCATATAACTAGGTACTAAACCGTTTGTTAAACAAATATTCAGCAATTTTTTTGCTGTGTTATTTTCTGAGTGATCCCAATCATGCTTTTTACAAATTGCTTTTAAAGTACTTTCAAAAGCTTTTAGACATTCATTTAAAGACTCTTTGTATTTTTTATGTCTGTAATGAGAGTGTGCTGATAAAAACTCTTGCTTTGCACCTTCTAGAAATTTACTAACCTGAAGTACATTTAATGTAGGTTTGACTACTTCAGAATGCAAAAATTGAGAGTCTATTCTAATAATCTCACCATCACTAAATTCATATCCTACACCATGTTCTTTAAATCGAATATTTAGTTCATCGATTGCACTTTGTGGCGATTGAGTTGTGCCTTGCTCTCTTTCAAAGCGGTAATAGTTTTCCCTTACGCTTGTATCAATTAGACGAAAAGTTAACTCAATAATGTCTAAACATTTTTCAACATCATTTTCATCGAAAAAATATTCATAAACCGCCTCAAAAATAGCTTTATCATGTATATTTGATAGTGAAAATTGACCGTACTCCTTACTCAATTTTTTATTAACTTCATGATAAACACTATCAGATAAGCTAGTGTTGTAACCACCACCAGTTATAGTACCAACTGTGTCTTTAATTATGTGTATAATTTGAACCTTTAAGACTTCAGGTATAGTTTCGTATTGGTATACATCAGGAATTTCACCTCGTAATGCTTTTTGCCTTTTAGAAAATATGTTTAATATACTCATCTGATTTCCCATTGATTTTTTATTAATTAATCAATATTACTTTAGAAAGAGTAAGAGTTCTATTGCAAAAAACATTGTATTCGTTCTAACCTAGTATATTGCCTGAATATCCCACGCTGAAAACTACTTTACAGCGGAATCTCCCCAAATAAATTGATTTACTACCAGCATGACAAATACAGTGCATGCGCCATTTATTGAGTTATTAGCTCAACAAATTATTAAGGCCAGTTCTAAAGCCGAGCAAATTGCGATTTCTCGCCGTTGCCCGTTAAAAGACCTGCCCGCATTGCGTACCCGCGTGAAAGAGCTGCTAAACCCAGCGAATAAAAAGCCGGTGCGTAATACCCGCTTACCTGCCTGTTACGTCCTAGTAAAACAACGTTTAACCAACAAAATAAGGACTCAACAGCATGGCTCTTAAACAAAGAGTGGCCGTTCCTACTGCCCCAAGTTTTATATTTCAAGAGTTGGTACCTAAAGCCACGTTTGAACTATTTAACGATACCCCATTATTTTTAATTCATTTATTTGATGACCGCGCATTGCGCATGCTGCAAAAACTACGCGACACGTTTGGCCCATGCACCGTAAACAACTGGTATTTTGGCGGCGCAAATCAATACCGTGGCTACCGCCCACTTGATTGCACCATAGGTGCTAAACGCAGCCAACATAAGCTAGGCAAAGCATTCGACTGCAGCTTTAAAAACTACACTGCTCAACAAGTACGTGACTACGTATTAGCCCACCCGCAAGAATTCCCGTATATCACCGCCATTGAAGGGCAAGTGAGCTGGTTTCATTTTGATGTGCGCACGCCTACCTGGACGGGCATTAAAGTATTTAACCCGTAAGGAACACCCATGAATCAAGAGCAAGAAAACTTACTTTTTCAGGCCATTGGTGAAATACAGGGCAGTCAAGCCGCTATTTTAAATGACCTAAAAGATATAAAAGCCGATATTCATCAAAGCATTGAAAAAAGCGAAGCGCGTCAAAAAGAAATAACCGATGGCTTAAAGCTTGATATAGAAAAAAGTGAAAAACGCCAAATTGCAGCCATTAATAAGCAAGATGACCGCTTAAGCAAAGTTGAAGAAAAGCTAACAAACCAACGCGTTAAAGTAGCTGCCATGGGTGGCACTGCGGGTTTGGCTGTGTCGCTTATTGCCTATGCTGTAAAAAATGGGATGGCGGGCTAATGGCACACCCAGCTGAAAAGAAAAACGCCGTACGCCACAGCTATGTAACCGAGCTGCTTGCGTTAAGTGTTGCCGCTATTAAGCACAGTGTGGCCGATGGCACCGCACGACGCTGGAAAATGGAAGCTAAAGACAATGGTGACGATTGGGACTTAGCCCGTGCAGCAAGCCGCCGTAGCGAAGGCACAGCAGGGGTGTTTACCACCGACTTTATTGAAGAGTTTACCATTCAAGTAAACGAAACTTTTGAGCTTTTAAAATCAGCCGAAGGCGCAGCACTGCCACTTGACCAACGCACCAAAATATTGAGCTCACTTACCGATATGATGAGCAAGGTAATGAAAGTGTCGGGCGGTAATAAAAAGCTTGAAAAGCGCACCATTGCCACCGAAGTACTTAAAATTTTGGCTAAGTTTGTGTCAACCAAATACCCTGACTTTGCGCCCGAATTTGTTGAAATACTCACCGCGTTTGGTCCTAAGCTCGATACGGAGTTAGACGACTAATGGCCGATATGAATTCACGCGAGTTTTTAGCTGAAATAGAACAAATAACCGGTTCACTACGCCGCGATATTGAAGCAAAAGAACGCAACATAGACCCAAGCCCCGCTGCAATAAAATCACGCCGAAAACGTGTACTTGGCGGCGATTTTGAGTTTTTTGTATATACGTATTTTCCGCATCATATGTGGCTTGACGACGATCAAACAGCCTCTGAATTCCAAAGCTATTTTATGAACTGGTTTCCCGAAGCACTCAAGCTTAAAAATGGCTGGAAAAACTGGTTTGTAGCCCCGCGTGGTGAGGGCAAAAGTACCCTTGGGGTAAAAATTGCCCCTGTGTATGTAGCGGTGTTAGCGCTATTGCAAGACCCTGAAATTTGCCAAGACCTGGGCCTTGAAAAAATAAAGCAATTTATTGATTTTGTAATTTTGTTTGGCGCTGAAACAAAAATGCCAACCAAAACACTCGAGGTAGTTAAAACCGAGTTGCTTAACAATAATAATCTTGCGTTAGACTTTCCCGAAGTGTGCCAAAAATCCCCTGTATGGAAGTTAGGCGAGTTTGTAACAGCGCAAGGCGTACGCTTTGAAAGCCGTGGTGCTGAGCAGTCAGTACGCGGTACGTTCCATGGTGCCAGCCGCCCTAAGCTACTGCTATCCGATGACATTATCACCGATGCCGAGGCTAAATCGCCCACAGAGCGAGATAACCGTTGGCGCTTTTTAGAAGCAGCCGTGCAATACCTTGGCCCACCCGATGGCACCGTTAAATTTTTAGGTGTAAATACCGTATTAAATAACGATGACCCAATAAGCCGCGCCGAAGAGGCTCCAGGGCATATTGTTCACCGCTTTAAAGCCATTAAACAAATGCCTGAACGCATGGATTTATGGGAAGAGTGCCGCGATTTAATGGTACATGACGACAAACGCTTTGAAAAACGTGCTGCCGCAAAGGGTGAGGCTGTTTCAACTGAGCAAAAACCCTCGTTTAAATTTTGGTTAAAGCGTAAAAAGCAAATGCTTAAAGGTGCCCAAACCAGTTGGCCAAGTGTACGTACACTCTACGATTTAATGTGTATGTGGGCGGCTAATAAACGTGAGTTTAACCGCGAAATGCAAGGCATTGCCAAAAGTGACGAAGAAGCCATATTTTACCAGTTTGATTTTTGGGTAGACCGCTTAAACGAATGGATACCTTATGGCGCTTGTGACCCAAGTATGGGCAAAACAGAAAAAGCGGACCCCAGCGCTATATTAGTGGGTTTTTATTCCCAAGATTTACAAAAGCTGCACGTTGAATACGAAAGCCGCAAAGTACGTGGTACTAGCCGTTTACTTAACGACTTAATTCGTGCTCAAAAAGAATATAACTGCCGCGTATGGGGCTTTGAAAATAACAATGCCTTTGATTTTATGCGTAGCCAATTTATTACTACAGGCTTAGAGCAAGGTATAGCACTGCCTTTACGTGGTGTTACTGCAACCATATCTGCAGAAGAACGTATAGGCTCACTTGAAACTTATGTAACCAATACGCCGGCACAAATTGCCTTTCATTCACGGTGTCGCTTACTGCTCGACGAGCTTGAAAACTGGCCCGAAAAGCAAACAACCCATCACTACGATTTAAGTTGTGCCCTGGCTATTTTATGGATGATAGCCAGCACAGGGGCAGGCGGCGTTCCTCGTGTAAATAGCCGTAAAGTGACAAAACAAATAAGGGGCTATCATGTTTAAAAGCAAGCCACGTATTACATCAAAAGCATACGCTGCGCTTAGCCGTATGTTTGACCAAAACCGCTTAGACCCTAGCCTAACAGCGCTTATTACTGAGCTACCAAACCCTGATCCAATCTTGCGCCGTGCGGGTAAAAACACCGCTATTTATGAAGAAATAGCCCGTGATGCTCACGTTATTGGAGAGTTGCGCTCACTGCGCAGTGGCTTATTCAGCTTTAATACTGAGCTTGTGCCAGGCGGTGACGACGCAGCCAGTTTAAAAAGTTATGAGTTAGCTAAAGCCTTTTTTGCCCGTAAACCATGCCCACATACCGAATGGGCCGATATGGACTGGCACAATTACAGCGCCATTTTAAACGGTTTTAGTGTTACCCACCTTGGCAAGTACATTAAAAACAAAGACCATTGGCAACCCGAATACGTAGAAACATGGCGTAACAGCCGCTTTGCGTTTAATAGTGATCACGAGCTATTAGTAAAAACCAGTGAAAACCCACAGGGCGAAATAGTCGATTCTCGTCGTTGGTCGTGTGTTCGCCATATGCCAAGTGCCGAAAACCCGTATGGTATTGCATTATTAAGTAGTTGTTTTTGGCCATGGACGTTTAAGCATGGCGGCTTTAAGTTTTTTGTACAGCTATGCGAGCGCTTTGGTATTCCATTTCCTGTGGGTAAATACCCAATAGGCAGTAAAGATAAAGACATAAATAACTTACTTGATGGGTTAGCTAAGCTTGTTCAAGACGGCATAGCCGCCATACCCGATGACACCAGCATTGAAATCATCGAAAGCAAGCTATCTGGCGAGCCAGTGCCCGAGCGCTTGGTTAACTTTTGTAATGCTGAAATAAGCAAAGCTTTAACCAGTCAAACCTTAGCAACAGAGCAAAAAAATGGTGGTGCACGTGCGGCCAGCGAAACTCACGCAAAACGTGCAGGTGATAATCAACGCTCAGACAGGGCGCTTGTAGCGTCATACCGCAATCAGCTTTTAAATTCGCTTCATACAGTAAATTTTGATGGTGGCGAACCGCCAAAATTCATCTTTAAAGACAAACGCGAAATTAACACCGACACCGTAACCCGCGTGCGCGAAACAGCGCGTATTGTCCCAGTTGGTGAAGACTGGGCTTATCAAGAGCTCGGTGTACCTAAACCAAAAGACGGCGAAGCAATACTTGATGTGCCCGACGAAGGCCATGGCATTGCAACACCTGCTAAAACCGAGTTTGCCAAAAAGCCAACTGAAAGCGTAGAGCTTACCAACGAGTTAGATGTGTTTGATCACGCAACAGACGACACCATTAAACAGCTTTTTAATTTTGCTCAGGCATCAAAAGACCTGGATGAACTTAAACAAAAAATCACCTCACAATTCCCTGATATTTCAGACTCTACATTGGTTCAAGTAGCCCAATCAGCAATGGAGTATGAGTTTATGGCAGGCATGAACGAGGCTAATTCTAAAACTGTGGAGATAGACAATGAATAATGTTCCTGACGGGTATTTAAAAGACGGCAAAGGCAATTTAGTCGCCATTGCTAACATCAAACAAACCGATTTAATCAAAGACGAGTTTGTTAAAAAAGCCATTGATAAAGCGATTGAAATGCAAGAAGCACTGGCAGAGTTTAAACAAAGTTTAATGGCTGAGGCCGACGATTTTATAGAGCTATTAGCTCAAGAACATGGCGTTAACTTAGGCGGTAAAAAAGGCAATGTGATGTTACGCACCTTTGACAGCCAATTAAAAGTAACCCTTCAAACCCAAGAGCGCATAGAGCTTGGCCCAGAGCTTACTCTTGCTAAACAATTGATTGATCAATGCCTGGACGAATGGACCGAAGGCGGCAATCAAAACATTAAGGCTATTGTTAGCAAAACGTTCAATACCGATAAGCAAGGCTCGCTTAATCCGCAACGCATTTTAGCCCTGCGTAAACTCGAAATTACTGACGATTCAGGCAAATGGGCTAAAGCTATGAACATTATTGCGGAATCCGTTGGCGTGGTTGATTCAACCCGCTTCATCCGCTTTTACAAGCAAGATGATAACGGCATTGAGCAAGCAATTTCACTCGATATAGCAAAGCTGTAGCGGGGCGCTTATGGCCATTACAAAAGAGCAGTGGACAGAGATAGAAAAGCACTTAGCTGGGCTTTTTAGCTCCGTTATTTTCAAATATGGTGAGTTTGAAATAACCGTGACACGCGGGCGCGTATCTGAGTCTAAAACAAGCTTAGTGGTTTACGTAGACGGTGTAATTAAAGGCGGCTGGTACTCTAAAGACAACGAGCGCCCTGCATGTATTCCTGATGTTTGGCGTAAACGAACCCGTGCAAAATATACGACTAAATCAATTAAAAGTTTTGAAAAAATATGGGGTAAGCGCCGTGCAAAAAAAGAAATGCCAGAGCTTTATGAAGTAACTCAATACCACACATGCGATTTTACAACTGCTAAAAGCCTCGTCCGTCAGTATAAAAAGCTTGAAGATTTAGAGCTTATTAAAATTGGCGGCAAATCTTACTATGACTATATAAAGGTATAACTATGGACCCAATTACAATAGCACTTGGCCTTGCAAAGCTTACTGGTTTGGATAAAAAAATAGGCAGTTGGATAGGGGGCGACAATGGATCAAAGGTCGCGTCTAAAGTTGTTGATATGGCACAAACACTCACTAATGGCGGTTCACCACAAGAGGCTATGAACCGTATTCAGCAATCGAGTGCATTACAACAAGAGCTCAGGCAAACCATATTAAACCGTGAAAAAGAGCTTGATGATTTAGCGTTTAAAAACACCCAAAGCGCCCGCAACATGCAAATACAGGCACTTAATCAAGATGATAAGTTTTCTAAGCGCTTCATTTATTATTATGCGTGGTTTTGGTCGGTTGCAACGGTTATATACATAGGCTGTATAACGTTTTTAACCATTCCTGATACCGCCACACGCTTTGCAGACACCATTTTGGGCTTTATTTTAGGCACCGTTGTGGCGTCAATATTGAATTTCTTCTTTGGTAATAGCCGTGATAATTCACGAAGAAATGAAATTCAGGACATTCAACAGTCACTAAAAGAGCAATAATATGGCCTTACCAGCTCCACAATATGGCGACCTTGTTAAGTTCAAGGAAGCCATTTCTCATTTCAAAGACAAAATTAAGCTAACCAGTGAATCATATAAAGATTTACAAGGCTTAATTCACGCCAAGGCATTTACTGTTGCTGGTGCAACTCAAATCGAGATCATTAACGAGCTATATAAAGCAGTAGATAAAGCGATTAGTGATGGCGAAACTATATCGGACTTTAGAAAACGCTTTGACAAAATAGTGGGTGATCACGGTTGGTCATACAATGGCAAGCGGGGCTGGCGTTCAAAAGTAATTTATCAAAACAATAAAAACACCGCACGTGCAGCTGGCCGTTGGCAACAACAAGAACGTATAAAACAGCGCAGACCTTATTTATTATACTTAACTGCTGGTGATAGCCGCGTAAGACCTGAACACGGTAAGTGGAATTATATTTTATTGCCTGTGGATCATCCTTTTTGGGATACACATTATCCACCGAATGGTTATAACTGCAGGTGTAAAGTGGTGTCACTTAATGCGCGCGATATAGCAAATATGGGCTTAACAGTTACCAAGCCTGAAAAAGTAGATAAGTTTATGGAGTCATTTAATGTTGTTGATCCATCAACAGGTGAAGAGCTAAGTAAGTTACCAGGCATTGATTTAGGTTGGGATTATAATCCAGGGAAAGCATGGTTAGGTGCAGACATTGCAGCGGGTAAGTCAGTTATAAATCTGTCAAAGGATTTACAACAGCTGGCAGTACCACAATTTAACGAGGCAGTTTTAAAATCTAAGCAGTACTATATAAAGCAGGTAAACTTACAAGCAGCAAAGTTGGCACTTAAAAAGTCGGGAGCCGATGGCCAGCAATTTACGCTAGGGCACTTGCCTGTAAATTTACTAAACGAGTTATCACGTAAAAACGCACCTATATATAGTAGCACTGTTACATTGAGCAGTGCTCAAATTGAAAAGCTCTTAACTGGCCAATTAGCAATTGAACAAATACACGAACTAATGAACGCTGTTCAAAATCCAAATACGTTTGCTTATATAGGCAACCAAGTAAAAATATCGTACCAAGGTTTTATGATCACAATAGAGCTAGGACCGCAGTTCAATACAATTATAGCTGCCGAAAAACTTTAAATATCGGCAGCTCAAAATATTTAAACAGCGTTTAAAAGGCGTTTAAAGTGTATTTAAAGGAAAGTTAAACGATCAGAAATGATCTAATTCTAAACGTATAATGAGCAGGAATGATTGGGTAATGAGTCAGTTTGAACAGGTTTCGTCTAAAACCAAGCGTAATTCAAATTTAACTAATTTTCCGCTCAGGATTAGCTAACCCCAGTAATAATGGGCTTTTCCAAAAGACGAGGGCGAAAATCCTCACATCATCATTATTCTAGAAATGAACAACCCCTTACACTAAAATACCGTGTTTATAAGTGACCTAATTGCCGATAGTTAGTTTGATAAAGTACATTCTTACCTTATTTAACATAATATAAATTATAGGTAGTGGTATTTAAGTGCATGTGCGGCGCTCTATTTTAATAACTTCAAGCTTACTAAGTCCAATACTAGACGGTATCGGACATTAAGTGCATTTAAACGACTATTACGGTAATTCATAGTTATCACCTTGAGGTTCCTTAATGCTTGGCTTAATATTAAACCACAAGCCGTAAAAAATGTTGAAGTATTCATATGGAATTTGTACGCCCACTCGAACCAATTTTAATTATTGATGATGTTAAACAAATCCGTGCTGACTTAAGCCAAGTGCTAGCCGGCTTAGGTTTTGATGACATTATTGAGTGTGATAATTTTGATTGTGCTAAACCCTTACTTAGCGAAAAATCACCCAACGTTATATTTTTAGATGTTGATTTACCTGATTCTGAAAGCATCGAAATTTTAGAGTCGATCAATAATGAGCACCCATATGCTCATGTGGTTATGTGCTCAGGCCATAATAGTTTTGAGACCGTACAAAATACTTGGGAACTTGGCGCAAAAGAATTTATAGCCAAGCCTTTCAACGCGCAAAAAGTTGATGCCGTAATGAAACGTTTAGAACTGATAGATTAA